TAATCACAGTTGTTTTTGCATTCCTCCAACATCAGCACATGACCCGCATGAAGCAAGTCAAATGATCCGCAAGTGAACCCCATTTTCATAATATTATTAAAGGGTGGGATGAACCGCTTATGCCGGACGGCTCACCCCTCCACTTTACCCATAAGGAGAATCAATTATGAGGTTCTTAAGTTAGATTAGCCCTAGCCAATCCAGCTTCATTGCGAACTTCAGCCGTGTACTCACCAAAGACTACGCCATTGGTGGCAAGTCCTGTTGTGGCGAGAGGTTTCTGCTGGAAGCTCATACCATCCAACGGTAGAACGTTGATGCGATCACTAGCCAATACCATCAGGCTGTTAGTCGGCATCCATCTGTTCGGCGGCAATATCTGCTGTCGACCATAGGAACTTTCATAGAGCGTAATTTCGCTCTTGTAAGTTTCATCGTCCATCGTTTGTCTAATACGGCTGTCAGCCAGATTGTCAATATCACGTTTGAGGTTGGCATCTGCTACAATGAAATCCAAGTCCTGTGCGCCGTTATCCCATGCGGATTTGATAACAACTGCATTAAGGAAGGATTCACTGAATGTAGCGGCTGTCTGCTGATTAGTGGTGATATATCTCCACACACCTTTCATGGTACGATACGTTGAAGCGGAAGCAAACGAATTGCCAGCGTCAACACCCAAGATAAGGTTCTTTTCCAAATCACGCAAAATCTCACGGGTACGATTGCGAAGTTGATGATCGTATTCGTTAGAGATATCACCCAACTGGCTTACGGCTTGTTCCGTGTCGGAAACTTCTACCGATTTACGATAAATTTGTACCCAGTTGTAGTTGCGTGTTCTGTTTTGGGAAATGTCACCACTGACGTCTGCACCTTCAATGGTAGCATTGGAGATGAGTTCAACCGATCCCCCTGCCGCTAAAGATGAAGGACCAACTGAACCGACACCTCGATCAACGGTAATGGAGTTAGCGGCTGTAGCTGTAACTTGCATGACTTCTTCATAGGTCAACGAACTGTTACCCGTGATCCTGAGCAAGTCACCAGTTTGAATTGAACCGCCCGTGCCATTGATTTGGAACGTTGTTGACGCCGAAGCAGAAGCGATTGCGGTTGAAGCTATAATACTTGGAGGTGCTAGGCTTTCTTCCAACCATTCGTGTAGAACGTTTGTAGCTGGTCGAACTGAATCGCCCAAATAATCCAAGAGTGGAGTTTCAAAAGGACTAATCATACTTATAATATCAGAAACATCTTCTGCTATTGCCGTAGGATTAGAATAAGTAGCTCTACCTGAAAATGCCATTATGAAGTATCTCCTTCAATTTTGCTTAGTTCTCGCCGTAGCCGCATCATTTCATTCTGGTCTGCCCGTTGCCCAGATTTCCCCGCTTTTTCCATAGCTGTTTCGTAATCTTTGCGTAAGGAATCAGCTTGAGTCATTCTGGAATTGTGTGATCCTGAGCCGCCGTTTCTCACGTTGGCAGGGATGAAAGCGGGATGCCTGTCCAAGAACAGTTCCACAGCTTCATCCAAACTCAGATCTTCACCTTTATCGTTGAGTGCCGAATGTCCATTCGTATCGGTAAGAGAAACCCGATATCCCGAATCCTCATTCTTCACTGCGGTGGCACGATATAAATCGTCAGAATTTGGTAATAGCGGCGTTCCCACTTCCAGTTGAGTAGCGGCGATATTTATCATGTTCGGCAATATCCCCCCTTTACTCCGAGCCAAAGACGACTGCAAGCTATTAGAAAGAAACATCCGTTCTGAAGCTCGGCGTTCCGTGTCCAAGGCTTGATTCAGTTCGTCAAGGGTTTTCGAGTAAGCAGTATCCTTTTCTTCAAGGATACGCTGAAACTCACCCCGTTCTTCAGCTTGTTTCTGTTTTTCGGCTTCTTCCGCTGATAACCGTTCTGCTTCGGCTTGGCGATACTTGGTTAATTCGTCCCTTTCTTCCTGATTAGCCTGAGCGTCTACAGACTTTTCCATCTGTTTACGCAATCGGGTTAACCGTTCTGGAATCAAGGTATTATCAATATAGGTTTGCTGTTCTTCCGTGAAAGACATATTCCCTTTCATCGGTTCAACTAGCGGTTCAACTTGTGGTTGTTGCTCAATGGTTTCTTCAGCCATTTTTTTATCTCCGTATGCTCGTCAGCACCGTTTAGAGTCCGTCGACAGGTTGATACGTCCAATAATCTATTGATGGATCGGGGTATCCCGATGTTGAATTTACTACTTTCTTCATCCCCGACATGATCTGGGGTATTTCCGAAAACGTTTCTACTTCTACAGGGGGAGTGACAGGCAAATACATATATTTAGCCATCGCCGCCTCTATATAAACCAGAGGGAACCGTTGCCTTGGATCTCTGAACCCTTTTATCCCTTCTACATACGTCATCATTTCGGAGTTCACCTGTACCGCAACGTTAGCGGTACGGGCATTCTCTCCCCCTAGGATTGCTTTGATTTTCATTTGGTTTCTTCGTCCTCATGCACCACTATTTCTACCCCGTATTTGTCAGAAAATTCCCGTAAGTCTTGCTCAATGTCTCTGTATCCGTCTGTCTCAGGTGCTGGCACAAAGGACTTGATGCGTGCGTCATAAATTGGGGGAGGATTTTTAAGATCATTCAAGACAGATTTGTTGATATGCAAGGATTTAACGTCTTTCTTGAAATCATACCCGTTCCAAATCTGCACTTCGATATATTTGCTTGGATCTTTCCTGTTAGCATCTACCGAGCCTTGATACTCCCGACCTTCCTCAGATAATGAAAAAGTTTCTGCATTTCTAAAAGTAGACACCTGATCGTTTCGTGAAGAATTGTTTGGAGTGAAAGTAGACCGATTTTTAACATGAGGTTCTAGCTCAAAATACGCATTGCCATACTGAGAAGCCGCTCCTTTCGGATCATCACCCAGATTCAAAGCTCCATAGCTAGGTTTCTGCTTTGGTGGCATTTTATCATAGTATCCCACCCCTTCCGCCACATCAGATTTATCAAGTCCGTAAAGCCCCTCTTTAATCAAAGCAACTTCCCACCCCTTCCTCAATTCTTTATCGGCTGAACCGTACCCCTTGCCCGTTTCAAACAGGTTCTTTGATCTGCCTGATTTCAACATAGCCTTGAATACTCTCTGGTCAGTGATAGGGATATTGACCGAAATAGGGATGGCATCCGACCTTAAAGCTGTACCAATTTTTTGAGCATACCCAATATCGCTGACAGTCAAATTCTGGCTCCATTCCTGTCTTAGAATATCACCGTGTTCGTCATATTCTGCTTTTTTGCTGAATCCCGCATCCAATTTATCAGCTTTTGACCTGCCTCCATCTAACAAGAGATTATAGAGCTTGGCTACTGGTGTATCAGGGGGCAAGTCTGGAGCTTGCCTAAAGGCTGTCGACACGGCTTCCCCGACCATCCCTTTTCTGATTACATTAGATACCGTATCCTTGAAAAGCTGTAATTGCTTTTCCTTGAACCCTTTACTTCCCGTTGCCGATGAAGGAGTTTCTGTATGAAGTGCCTTTTTCATAGCATCAGTCAATTCGGCATCAGTGTAAACCTTTTTTGGTTTATCCCATAGAGAAGGATCTCTAAGGAAATCTTTCTGATAACATAGGCAATTGGGGTGAGGCTTGGCTGGCAAATATTCGACGGGATAAATCCCCCGCCCCAATCCGAACACATTTTCTTCAGCCAATAAATTACAAATGTCATATTCTGGATGCCTTCCGCTTAACTGCCACTTGATCGCCCCAACCACAGGGCTTTCAATGCTGGCTCGTCTGGCTGATTCCCAATAGGCGTTATTGATTTCTGTTCGTGCTAATCTCATGGCTTTAGCTCTGACAGATGTACCCATGCCCGTACCACCACCTAACATGAACTGCGACAACTGGTTACTCATATCCCTAGCTGATTGTCCTCTAGCTATGCCTGACAAAACCACGTTTTCAATTTCACTTACCTGTGATTGCGCCCAAATACTTGATGAGATTCTCAATCCATCCACATCATATCTCTGCGCCAAAAGGTCTGCCGTCTGACGGGGGATTTCGGTGAAGTCAACCATCAGGTTGGCATCATCATGTTCCAGTAACAAATCATTGGTGGCATCCTGTTCGGTAAAGGCAACATCGTTGGCAACCTCATTGATTGCCGAGGTGATATCCCGTTTAAGACTGATACCCAATTCGTTCATCATCTGTACAACTTTCATGCGTTTACCTTGATACACCTTAATGGATAACGGATTGTCCGTCCTGCCAATGATTGACCCCAGTTGAGCATTAGCCATGTCCAGTGCTGTCACTAAACGTTCCTCCACTTCCTTGGTACGTTTAAGTGGTACATTTCGCATATTGTAGATGGTTTTTTCATAATCGCTTATTGACATCAGGTTGCCATGAAGTTGCCATTGCTGTTGGCAGTCTCATCGATGTTAGTCATTATCAATTCGGTCTGCGTGGACTCATCCATTTCGGCATCTATAATCCGTTGGATTTCTGATGATAGCTTAGGTTCCAATTGTTCCATCAATTTCCTTAAATGGGCATTAACGAAAGTCGGTGACTTGTCTCCCATCAGCTTACGCACTTCCAACCCGTTTTCAAGTGCCATCTGTACAGGGTTAGTCTGGAAATCGTCAGGATAATCCACCTCGTAATCTGTTTCAGTGTTCATCCATCTATCAAATAACCGTGCCATCTTGGTTTCGGCTGACTCCAATGTTCGGCTGAACCGTACAAGCACCTGATTAAGCTGATGGAAATCGTATTGCTTGGCTACCCCACTTTGCTCTGCCAGTTCACGGAACTCCAAATGTGCCAACCTCAACATCTCCTTCACCAGATATTGGGAAGCGAACTCACGCATGAATGTAGCGGGATCGGTAGGAGGTGAAACGTATTGTGGAGGTTGCGACCCTGCGGGAAACTGGTATACATTGGAAGATGAAATCACCTGTTCTTCCTCTTGCTGTATCCCTGCGCCTATAGGATCATCAGGAGTAGCCAGAAACGGGAATGCCTGCTTGGAAACGAATTCTTCTATATA